CCATCCGTGCTGGCGGCACCGCCGCGCCGCGGCGCTCGCCCTACTGATGACTGTTCTACCCCGCTAGTAAGTCCGGCGACCCCGCCGACCCCTGAAATCCGCTCAAACTCCCCGCCTGTCACCTGGGCAGCGCGGGTTTCCGTCATGCCCGAAAGGACACACCCCATGGGATTCCGAACCGTCTACGGCAACACTTACAGCGAGAACGGCTGGCGCATGATCGACGCCGCCGAATGCGACACCATGGAGATCCCCGGGACCGGCCTGCGGCTGCCGTTCCGCAAGGGCGCCGCCAACGACATCATGCGGGCCTGGCTGTCGTGGTTCAACCGCAACGTCGAGAGCCTCAACAACCCCGGCCGCGGCTACACCGACGAGGGCTCGTTCACGTGGACGAACAGCGTCGGCACGTCGAACCACCTGTCGGGCACCGCGGCGGACCTCAACTGGAACGACCACGCCTTCCGGGTGAGCTACAGCGGGTTCACCAACGTCGAGATCGCGAAGTGCCGCGAAGGATTACGCCTGTTCACCTACAAGGGTCAGCAGACGATCTGGTGGGGGCAGGACTGGAACAGCCCCAAGGACCCGATGCACTTCCAGCTCAACTTGGCCGAGCGCAACCCGCTCAACCGCGAGTTCGCCGACCAGCTGCTCGGCGGGTACCTCAGCATCTTCAAGCCCGGCCCTGCCGGCCCGCCGCCTCCGGTCGTGGTGGTGCCCGTCGACCAGGGCGACGGCTCCGATCTGCAGTACGGCTCAACGGGGCCGGCCGTCGCGGTGCTGCAGCGCGGCATGAACGCGGTGTTCCCCCGGTACCGGGGGATGCCGCTCGCCGTGGACGGCGACTTCGGTCCCGCCACCCGTTCGGCCGTGCTGGAGTTCCAGGAGCGCGCGGGCCTCACCGCAGACGGCATCGTGGGGCCGCGCACCCGCGCCGAGCTCGCCAAGTACGGGATCAAGCCGTGATGCTCAAGCGCGGCTCACAGGGGCCTGAAGTCTTCCGGTTCTTCGACTACTTCACCAAATACGCGGCGACGTACGCGTTCCTGCTCGGCAAGCGCGACGGCTACTACGGCGGCGACGAGGAACGCTTCACCAGCGAGTTGCAGCGGCGCCTCGGCGTTCCGATCACCGGCGCGTTCGGTGACCTCGAAGCGGCCCGCACCGGGTACCGCTGGACGAACACACCAACACCGCCGGTGGCCGAGCGGCGCCGCCCGATCTGGATCTACACGATGCCGGGCTCGGGCGCCCCCGGCAACGTCGGTCCGGCGTTTCAGCTTGGCGAGCGCGCCAAGAGCGTGCTGAAGATCAATCACCAGTGGGTCGGCTACCCGATCGGCGGCTACCTCGGCTTCATGGGGGGCGACCCCAAGTACTCCTACAACGACGTCATCGGCATGGCCGACCGTGAATGGGAACGCCTGCTGTGGGCCAACCCCGACGTCGTGCGCGCCATGGACGCCCGCCAGCGCGACCCGCGGGCGGTGGTCGACGCCGAGATTTGGGGCGCCGCGTATTCGCAGTCCGCGGACGCGATGCGCCGCTCCGCGGCCCGGATGTTCGGTTCCGGCGGCCCGTTCGAACTGATCCGGGACCGGCTCAACGGGCTCATCCTGTTCGGCGACCCGTCCACGCCGGGCACCGGGATCTCAGGTCTGGCCTTCCCCGACTGGCTCGACCGGCTGGTCGCCGACATCAACTACCCGAACGACTTCTACGCCGTGGCCACCGACAAGATCCGGCGCGCCATGTTCGGGATCATCGTTGAGGCCGAGATGGAACTGCCGTTCTTCGTCCACGTGTTGCGGCTGGCCATGCGCATCATCCCGAGCTGGCTGGGCCTGTTCGGCGGCCTCGGGTCTGGTCTCGTCGGCGCGGGCGGCCTGCTGTCGCAGGCGAACTCGCCGATCGACCGAGACGTCGACGAGCAGCTCTACCGGCTGCTCTCACCAACCGGGGTGCTCACCAACATCCCCGGCCTGATCGCGTTGATGGCCGCGCTACCCGGCCTCCAGGCACATGGGGGGTATGAGTTCGACCCCGTGATGATGAACCGCGCCTACGACGTCATGGCCGGATTCCGCAGATAGAGAAGAGAGGCACGACCATGCAACTGCCCGACATTCAGACCCGCCAGTACATCTACCGTGTCGGCCTGGCCGCGATCCCACTGCTGCTGCTCGCTGGCTTCATCGCGCCTGACGACGTGGAGAAGTGGCTGCAGCTGCTCGCCGCGGTACTCGGCCTGGGCACCACCACACAGGCCGCGCTCGCGCTTCGAGGGCAGGTGCAGACCGGCGAGGTGTCCGGCCGACACGCGAAGCCGGAAAGCTGAGCTGGTGGCACCGTGGAACGGGCCGCGGCATCGCTCCTGGGCGTCCGATACCAACCTGTCGCTGTTCATGGCGGCGCTGGTAGTCATCGCCTACGTCGTGTGGGAGATCGTTGGCGAGGCACCGCAGGGCATGGTGACGTTGGTCGGCGTGGCCGGCGGTGCACTGTTCGGCGCCCGCACCGTCGACAAGAAGCGGCGCGAAGATGAAGTCAGCGTCAAGCTCGATCGGGTCGAAGCGACCGCGGACCGGGCCGAAGTGAAAGCGGACCGGCTCGTAGAAGTCGCCGAATCGGAGCACCCGGACACGGCACACGCAACAGGACTGCCCGAGCCTCAGCGCCACGAAAACGAGGGAGACGCGCCGTGAGCATCCTGGGGAATCTCATCTCGCTGCAATTCGCGATTGGGTTCGTGTCCGGGTTCGTGCTGTCGCGGCTCTGGTGCGTCTACAAAGCGGTCCGTGAGGACAAGCGCAATCCGTTGCCCGATGGCCGGCACCGATCGAAGTGGTCGGCCATGTCGATTGATGCGCGCGCGCTGGCCATCCCGCTGGGCGTCACATTCCTGGCGTGGTCGGTGTTTCAGACGCAGGCCAACGCGACGGACAACGCCCGTATTGCGGCTGATGCGAAGACGTTCGCTGAGCAAGTCCAGCGCTGCCAAGCGGAACTGATCTCGTCGATTGTCGGCAGCCGCAGGATTAGCAGCGATAATGATCGGCTGTCGCAGGCTGAGCGGGATCTGCTGGCGGAGGGTTCACGGTTGGGCCAGGAGTGGATCGGGTCGCTGCTGCTGCCACCGCCTGATATTGCGCGGTTGACGGCGAATGATCCTGTGCGGCAGCAGTACAACATTGACCGGACACGCATCTACTTTGATCGGGCGGGCGAGATCAATCGGGGGCTCGACGCTATCCACACGGAGCAGCAGCGCAACGAACGCTCACGGCCGCCGCTACCCGACCCCCGCTGCGGCACCTGACAGAGGCCGGCCCCCGGGGTGGGGCTCCTCCTCAGCCGAGGTGTCCGGGCTCACCGGGTGGGATGGTGTCCCAGGTGACCCGGTAGTAGTCCTCGAATGTGCCGCCGGGGACGACATCGCGACTGAGCCACGGCGGGCAGCCACCATTCGGGTAGTAGTGGCCGCCGCAGCTGCTTCTCGTCGAATCCAGGTAGACCGAAAGGCGAGCGCGCATCCACGAACCGTCCGCCTCGATCGGGTCATCGCAGATCGTTCTGATGAACGGCCGCAGCCCCAGAATCGGTGCCCGCTCACATCCCGGCGGCAATGGTGGTGGCTGTGCGCTTGCAGATGCGACGCTAAGTGCGGCAGCCAGCATTGTTGTCGTCACTGCTGACGAGACACGTGTCCATCTCGTCACTTTCGGGCCTCGCTCAGAATTTCGGCCGCGATGTCGAACTGTCCCCGCGCGACCTTCAGGTTCGACAAGAAACCATCGACGGTGCTCTCCGCAGAGTCGGGGCCGACGCTGGGACAGGTCGTCGTCGCCGCGGCCAGGCTGTCCAGCATCCTGTTCAGTGCCGCGTTCAGCCCCGTATCGGGACTGGGCAGAGCATTGTGCATCGAGTCGCTGGCGCTCACGATGTCGGTGCACGCCGCGTGCATTGCCGAGAAGTTCGTGTCCTTCATCGCGCTGCCAAGCGCGGTGATGGCGTCGCCGAGAGCGCTGAAGGTGCTGGCATTCTGGGCGCGCCACGCCTCAATCCGCTCATCCTCAGACAGCGGCGTCGGCGAAGGCGCGATTGGTGCACTCGTCGCAGTCGGCCGCGCACTCAGTTTCGACGCGGGTGACGTCGCTGTACCGCCGGGACTCAACGCTCCACAGCCGGCCAGGGCCATGGCCACGGATGCGACCCACACAGTGACGGTCAGGCGGAACCAACTCAGCATCACGCGACCGCCGCCATCGCCACATTATCGAGATCGGGCTGTCGGAACGCGTTCACCATGGCCGCGATCCTCCGCGGCGCCACAGCCGTGTACACAGCCGTCGTCGCCGGGCTCGAATGCCCCAAGAACTCTTGCACTACACGAACGTCCTCGACCTCGATTCCCGACGATGCCGCCCAGTGCCGCAGCGTGTGCAACGTCGACCCGGTTCCGCTCTTGTGCAGCCAGTCGTTGGCGAGCTGCGATACCTGCTGCGGCGTGACCGGCCCTGAACCGCGCTCCCGACGGAAGCACGGCCCCTCATCGGCTAACGCTGGCCGGATACACTCCCAGGCCCACTGCGGCAACGCTGAGATTCGCTCGTGCTCACCCTTGGTTCGCTTCAACCGGATGAACACCCCGCCGCCGGGGATCATCTCGAAGCATGACAGCTCAAGGTAAGCGATCTCTTTCGCGCGCAATCCGGCGTATGCGGCGAGAACGAGCCACGCTTGCAGCCGTGGCGGCGCTGTGCGGATTGCGCGTTCCATCGCCTCGAACACAATCGGTCGCGGCACGCCGCGCTTCGCTTTCGGCGTCACCAGCAGTGCGGCGGGGTTGTCAGCGCGGATACCTCGTTTGTGCAGATAGTCGAAGTAGGGCCTGATCACGGCGGTCTTGAACCGGAGTTGTTCGAGAGGCAGGCTGTCTTGCCACTCTTCGAGCTCGAACTGGGTAGCGTCGACGGGATCGCGGCCGAGGTGGTCCGCGAGGTACTGCATGTGCATGCGACGAATCCGCACTGTTCTTGGCGCTCTACCGGCCCGCACCATCCATCGGCAGTGCTCATCGAGGTAGGACACGTCGGTGCCGTAGTAGGCACCCACCATCTGCATCAAACGTTTGCTCCCCACTGGTGTTCAGATTTGCTACGCAAGTGGTTCTTACCGTTTCCTGTGAGCATTCAAACCAGAATCGAGCAAACTACGCGGCTGCAATTCGACGAGGGGCGTCGACCGGCGGGAAGCAGACGATGTCAGCGCTGTGGTCACGGCTATCGCAGCATCTCGATTTGTCTGCGGCTGCGCCCGGCCCGCCAGTAGGACCGTTTCCGCCGCCAGTCTCGACACCCAAAGTCCATCCCGCGGGAATGCGGGTGAGCACTTCGATTCTCTTGGCTACAGCGACAACGTCGCGCGGTCGGGCGCGGTCCGTCTCCCATTGAGCAACTGATCCTGGCTTGGCGTCGATGGCTGCTGCGAACTGGCGCTGATCCATACCGGCGGTAATCCGCGCCTTTCTGATGCGGTCGCCGAACGTCCACTCCGGCACACAGGCCGAACCACTGTCGACTGTCATAGGCAGACTATGGCATAGCTATGCAAAGCAAGCAAGACGTTCTTGATACAAGGCTGCCGTTGCGCAGCGATGCTTGCGCGCATCTTCTAAGTATGCTTAAGTCGCCACCATGCAAAGTAAGCATGCTGGTTCTCCCGACGACCTGCTGCCGCCCGCGGAGGCTGCGGCGCTCGTCGGGATTTCTCGCGACACGATCAAGCGCTGGGAACGCGACGGCCGCATAGCTTCTCGTCGACTGCCGAACGGTCACCGCCGGTACCGCCGCGGTGATGTCGAAGCGCTGCTGACCACCGAGGCGTCCGCGTGAAGCGCGCCCTCACCGCCGCTGGCCTCGCCGCCCTGGCCGTCGCCACCGCCGCCCCCGGACTCGCGGCCACCGCCTACATGGACGGACTCGGCAACGTCGGCCCCGGCTGGACCACCATCACCATGCCCGACGGCAGCCGATGCGCCACCGGATGCAACGAAGTCACCTGGAACTACTGGTCCACCGGCGGCACGAACGGGTCGACCGCCGCCGCCGGTGCGTGGATGGACGCCAACAACACCCCCGACTCCATCCTGTACACCTACTCACTCAGCGCGGTCGGCGCCAACGAGGCCCGCGCAGCGCGCCCCGACTGGCAGGGCCGCCTCGTCGAAGTCGGATCACCAGCACGGCCGAACAACGGCGCCACCTACGAACAGGGCGGTCGCCCCCTATTACAGGTCGGCGGCGGCCAGGTCGACTACCTCAGCGTCGAGGGTGACGAAGCGGCGGTGCGGAAGAAGCGGCTGTTCGGGACACACACCAGCGGCTACCGCAACCGCGACTTCTCCAAAGAGACGCCCCTGGAAGTCAATCAACCCGCGCCGAACGTGACCGACCGCGTGTACGCCGACCCGCCGAAGACCAGCTGGCTCGCGTCGCTGTTCAAGCCGGCGTCGACAACCAAGGTCACGGCGGCCAGGACGGCGACCGCCGAGCTCGACGCACCGGCCGCGCCGACCCGCGCTGAGAAGCGGGCGCAGGCCCGCGCCGAGCGCGCAGCCGCGCGACAGGCACGGACACAACACGTGTCGTCGTCCAGCGCTGACAACACCTCGCCAGGCGACGGCGGCGCGCAGTGATCGCCCCCACCTACCGCCGCGGCTGCATGCTCACCGGCGCCCTCGCCCCCCGCGTCGCGCC